AATAATCATAAAAGAAAGGTAATATACCATGATAGATAATCCCAATAGGGAATCTAAGCCTATCTACAATACTGTAGATCAAGCACAATCTGCATTTGCTAACTTGTTAAACGCCACTGACGAGAGCAGACAGCAGACAACAGAACCAGTTGAAGCAACACAAGACGAGCCTTACGAGGCTAACGAGAGTGAAGTAGAAACTGCGGAAGTTGAAGAACAAAGTCAATCCGAAGATCTAACTGAAGAGGTTAGTGAAGAGGCACAAGAACAGGAAGCTACTTATCAAATTAAAGTTAATGGCAAACCTATTGATGTTACCCTTGATGAACTAATGTCTGGTTATCAACGAGATGCAGACTATCGTAGAAAGACAATGGAACTAGCAGATGAAAGACGACTCTTACAAGAGGAAGTTTCTAAAGCTAAATCCGAGTCTGATATGGTGGCAAAATTACGACAAGACTATGCGACACGTCTAGGTGAGATTGAAAACTCAATGAAACCTGATGCGAATATTAATTGGGCAAAGTTATATGAAAACGATCCCGATGAATACCATCGCAAAAAGATTGAAGTTGAGAATAAATCTAAAGCACTAGAAACGATTAAAGCTGAACGTGAACGTGCTATTAAAGAACAGAATGAAGAACAGATGAAAATCTATAATCAGTATTTAACTGAACAAAAAAGACTTCTATCTGAAAAAGAGCCCGATTACGTTGACCCTGTTAAAGGTGAAGGTTTACGCAAAGACATGACTAGTTATCTTAAAAAAGAAGGCTACTCAGATCAAGAGTTGAACATGATGGTAGATCATCGATCATTCGTGATTGCCAAGAAAGCTATGCTTTATGATAAGATGATGAACTCCAGAGTCTCTGCGAAACAAACCAAAGCAGTGCCAAAAATGGTTCGTAGTGGTACACAGAAAACAATCAACAAAGACAGTCAAGAAGCCAAGTCGTTAAAATCTCGCTTAAAACAAACAGGATCTATGAGAGATGCTGCTAATGTTCTTAAGCAATTCTTATAAACAACTAACGAAAGGACTAAAAAATGGCTGTACCATCAAATACAGTGTCCGCACATAACAGAGTTGGCATAAGAGAAGATCTCGAGGATGTAATTTATTCAATTTCTCCTACAGAAACTCCTTTTATGACTAACATTGCTAAAGGAACTGCGGATCAAGTAAAACACGAATGGCAGAAAGATTCACTAGCTGCTGCATCAACAGGAAACGCTCAAATCGAGGGTGATGATGTAGGAACTTATGATTCAAGAGCTGCTACAACTAGAGTACAAAACTACTGTCAGATTTCAAGAAAGACAGTTGTTGTATCTGGAACAAACAGTGCTGTTAACTCAGCAGGTCGAAATGACGAACTAGCTTACCAATTAGCAAAAATGGGTAAAGAGTTAAAGAGAGACATGGAAGCTATCTTAACTAATAACCAAGCTGCTTCTGCTGGTAATGCTTCAACTGCAAGATCACTTGCTGGTTTACCTTCATGGTTAACTAACGCAGTGCGTTCTGCTGGAACATCAACAGCTGGTGCTGATCCTACTGGTGACGGATCTGATACTGCTACTGACTCTGACTTATTAGTAGCTTTCTCAGAAGATAACTTAAAAGCAGTTATCCTTGAGTGTTACCAAGATGGTGGCGATCCAGATATGATTATGGTTGGCCCATTCAACAAACAAAAGTTCTCTGGCTTTACTGGAAGTGCTACTAAGTACAAGAACGTAGAAGATAGAACTATTGTTGCAACTGCTGATATCTATGTATCTGACTTTGGTGAACTATCTGTTGTACCTAACAGATTCCAAAGAGAAAGAGATGCATTTGTTATCCAATCAGATATGTTTGAGTGTGCTTTCTTAAGACCATTCCAAACAAAAGAATTAGCATCTTCTGGTGATAACGATAAGAGACTACTCTTAGCTGAGTACACTCTTGTTGCTAGAAACGCTGACTCTTCTGGTGTTGTAGCTGACTGTACAACTTCATAAGTGATATAGTATAATCAAGGGTAGGGGGATTTTCCCCCACCCTACTAATTTAAAAAGGAGTAATAAATGAAAGTATTTGATAAAGGTGCATCTTACAAAAAAGGTTCTAAGAAATCTGCTGTAATGCAAGATGGCCCTCATTCTGGCGGTAAAGCTAAAGTTAGCAAAAGAAATACACCTGGTGCTAACAAGATGATGATGACTAAAGGAAACCAAAAAGATCCTATCCAAGATATGATTAACAAAGCAATCAATGGCTAAAAAATTAAAACTATCAAATCCTGGTGATGTAATTGAAACCAACTTCTATATTGATGAAGCTGCCGATAAATATTACATCGAGGATAAAATTGATGCAAAACCTATTATAGAACGTAATAAGGAATTACAGAAAGAAGATATCAATAAACATAGAGACTTCAAATATGTAGCTAGTATTCCTTTAACAGTATTTTATAATATGCAAAAACAAGGGATTATTTCTAAGACTGGTAAAGTCCAAGACAGAGTGGCATTTGCTAGATTCTTAAATGATCCAGACAATAAATATTTAAAGGTAACAGATAAGAGAATCTAATGGCACTATCAACATTCGCTGATTTAAAAACAAGCATTGCAAACTATCTGAATAGATCAGATTTAACATCTGTTATTCCAGATTTTATTACGTTAACAGAAGCAAAGTTAAATCGTATTCTTCGTATTAGACCAATGCAAAAACGTGTATCGACTACTCTAACTTCTGGTGATGCGTTTGTTGATTTACCTAATGATTTTTTAGAAGCAACACAAATCTTTATTGATAGTAATCCTAATAAAGTTTTAAACTATGTTAATGCAAATCAGATTGAATTAGAGAATATACAAGAATCAAGCGGTACTCCTTCTCAATACACCATTACAGGTGATGAGTTTCAATTATCTCCTATTCCTGATTCTGCTTATACCTTAAAGATTTCTTATTATGCGAAGATACCCGCATTATCAACATCAAATACTTCTAATTATTTATTAGCAAGTTACCCTCAAGTTTACTTATATGGTTCTTTATTAGAAGCACAACCTTATATTGTAAATGATGAAAGAATAACAGTTTGGATGAGTCTCTTTAATGAGGCGGTTCAATTAATTAATCGTGATGACGAGCAAGGTAGATACTCTGGTAGGACTGCTTTTGCGATGAAGAACGATACAGCAAACCCATAAGGAGAAATAAACTATGTCAGCAGCAAGTGATTATTTAGAGAATAAAGTCCTAGATCATTTTTTAGGTACTGCCTCTACAACTGCTCCCACTAATGTTTATATCGCATTATTTACTGCTGATCCTACTGATGCTAATAGTGGTACTGAAGTATCAACTTCTGGTACTGCTTATGCAAGACAAACAGCTACTTTTAGTGCTGCCTCCAGTGGATCAACTTCAAATAGTGCTAATATAGAATTTAGTCAAGCAACAGCAAACTACGGAACTGTTACGCACTTCGGAATATACGATGCGTCAACAGCTGGTAATTTATTGTTTCATGGTGCTTTAACAAGCTCTAAAACAATAGAAACAGGAGACGTATTTAAAATTGCAACTGGTAACTTAACAATTACAGTAGCATAATGTTATGGCAGATCGAACAGGCCCATTTACTCTTGAAGAAATAAACACCCTTTTTGGGTACACATCCTTAGATGCGTTACCTTATTCATTAGATAATAGTATTTGGCAAACTGCTACCATTTTTGATGGTAGTGCTTCTGCCTCTTCTGTCGCTTCTGCCACAGCATCCCCTTCGGTTATAAAAACTATAACCGAAACTATTAGTGCCGTTGCTAGTACAACTTGTACTGCGATTGCTGTTTTACTAGGAAGTTCTAGTATTAATGTTGCTGCCTCTGTTTCCATTACCTCTCAAAGAGTAAGAGATGCTGCTGCTTCTATTAGTAGTATCTTTACAACAAGTATTTTAGCTTATATTGCTATATTAGCTAGGGCTAGTGTTAATGTTGTAGCATCTACCAATATCAGTTTTATTAGAATAAGAAACATTACTTTATCTATTTCAAGTGCTGCTTCAGTATCGATTGCTTATGTAAGAATTAGAGATGCTGCATCCAGTATCAGTAGTGCAGTCACCACATCATTAGATGTAATTAGACAACGAATAGCAGATTCTTCTGTTAATGTTGTTGTTAGTTTTAGTATTTTAGCAGGTATTGTTGCTTCTGCTTTAGCTTCTATTAGTTCTGCTGTTACAACTAGTGTTCTAGGAAGTGCTATTTTTCAAATGGCTAGTAAAACTATTAACACTATTTTTAGTGCTACCAATAACGGAGTCATTAAAGGAGAATACCCTGTCTTAGAAAGTGGTGCAGAAACTTATACAACCTTAACCTCTTCTAATACAGAGACTTACACAGAATTAACATCAAGTGCTAGTGAAACTTATACAGATCTAACATCTGATGAAACAGAAACATATAGTGATATAATCAGTTCAAACACAGAAACCTATGAGGAATTAAATAATGCCGTTTATTAAATTTGGAGAATTATTACCTGACTTACCAGCCTACAGAAATCCTGGTTGTTTACAGGCTAATAATGTTATTTCTTATGGGGATGGGTATAAACCTTTTAATACTCTTGCTACCTTTTCTAATGCCCTAACGAATAGAGCACAAGGATTTGCTAACTTGGTGGCTACCGATGGAAGTAGAAAAATATTTGCTGGTGATGGTTCTAAACTATACCAATTAAGTAATTCTACTTTTAGTGATGTTTCTAAATCAGGTGGATATACTGTATCTCAATTCGACCAATGGAAATTTACAATCTTTGGTAACACTGTTATCGCTGCTGCGTTAGGTCAAAACTTACAAAAATTTGTTATTGGTACAGATACTGTCTTTTCAGATTTAACATCTATTCAAGCAAAGTTCTTAACTGTAGTTAAAGATTTTGTTTTTACAGGATATAATTCTAGTCAATCTCAAAGAGTTCGTTGGTCTGCTTTAAACGATCCAACTGACTGGTCACCTTCTCAAGCAACTCAAGCTGACTATCAAGACTTAGTAGGAGATCATGGCCCTGTTACTGGAATTAATGGTGGTGAATTTTTAACTGTATTTATGCAAAGTGCAATCT